TGACTGGATTGGGCGGTACAGGGGGGGACACATTGATATTTCTCATGCCTCAAAACCTGATGCCGCATTAGACATGATAAATTTGTATGACTACGAAAAAGGAGAATTTGACAGGGTTACTCCAGCAGACTTGCACAACTACTTGCAAGAGTGGATTTCAGGAGTTGGAGAAGACTGGATGAGGAATAAGGATTACTAAAACATGCCACGCCCCAATGGACCCCAGTTTCAAGGTGAGGGTTTTGCTCCCCCACTGTGCTACGACTGTGGGGAAAACTTACGAGGAATCACGTGGACTGACGAAATGGGAGAGGAACACGAAACGCTTCCTGAGTATTACCACGTGCATGACGAGGTGTGGAGTCAAGCCAACATGGAACCGCTGCAAGGGGAACTTTGCGTTGGTTGTTTAGAAAAACGCCTTGGGCGTAAATTACATTTTACGGATTTTAGTGATGCCAAAGTTAACTATCTGCGGATGTCCGACCGTCTTTCCGATAGACGACAAATTTGGTCTGGTCATGAACGACCCGCTGGCCTTTCTGAAAAAAGAGGTTGGGCTTTCCCTTACGGTAATTTTTCTGATGGGGAAGAAATTACTGAAGAACAAATTGCACACGCAATTGAGCATAAAAAAGAAATGGACGCTTTAAAACCTAAAAAGGCTGCCCGCGACCAGTGGATTGCTGAACAACTACAAAAGTCACAAGAAAATTTTCCTAAGGGATGTGACTAATGTCCGCTTCTGAACACCTTAACAACTACCTGTTTGATGAAATGTATAAAAGAGTTCACGGGTTGTCTATTGAACAGACATTGCAGGGGTATGCACGCCTATTTTCAACCAGCCCAAGAATATTCACCCCAGAAGAACATAAAGAAATCCATGAGGCTTTTAGAAAGCGAACAAAAAAGGAAGAATCATGGGAAGATATGCAGAACGCAATAGCACAACCAACTGACACAAGACAAACAATAAAAGATTTTCAATGGGGTAGACATTTAATTGGATGGCCTACGCCCGTTGCGCGACAACTTCGTGATTTAACAAAACTTGTAAGGGGCTATGCAAGGAAAAACGATGTTGTTTTATATCGCGGCGCTTTTAGAACGCCAGCAGAGGACATCGGCCCAAGAAAAACAACCCCTTTATCTGCAACCAATGACCGCTACGTTGCACGTTCTTTTGCAAGTGGTAGTTATGACGCAATTATGGGAGGAGGTGTGCGCCCCCCAGGGCCCAAAAAAGTTGGAAGGATTTACAAATTTAAAGAAGGCACCGTCAGAGGAATTCCTTTAACAGAATTTGGCGGTGTGCCCCGCACTGTAGGAAGAGGATATCGTAAAGAATCTGAATGGCTAATTCTTCCAGAAAGCATTGAAGAAGAGTAGTGCCCCCTGTGGGATTTGAACCCACGACCTGCGGATTAAAAGTCCGTTACTCTACCAACTGAGTTAAAGGGGCATTTAAATTTGAGGTATTCTGGTATCTGTGAAACGCCTTGCTTTTATTGTTTTTTTATTTTCTTTGTCCTCCTGTGGTTATGATGGCACGTACAGGTACCCTTGTCAAGACCCCGCCAATTGGGAATTAGAAGCGTGCAACCCCCCAGCATGTTTGGTAGATGGTGCGTGTACTAAAGAACTTCTAGGATTTGACCCCAACTCCGCGCAGGATTAATCAATGTATCAATTTGGGTCGCAATTTGACAACACATACATTCTGCAACCTGAGCAGAGTGTTAAAAGGGGCAGAAAAACAAAAAAACCTGCTGGTGCGCCTACAACCACTGTAAAAACCTTTAATTATCCTCAAGAACAGCAAACCCTTGCAGAAAAGCAAGGCATGCCCATACGTCGCGTTGGAGAAGAACAGGGAATGCTGTTTCACCCTGAACACTACACTCGCACCCGCAGAGACCCCACTATTAGCAATTTTGAACAAGAAATTAAAAAAAGGTTTTCTTTTATACATTTTGACGACATTGAAAAAGATAATTTTGCTCGTGAATTATCAAACAGCACTATGAATTTAGAACAAATAGAGAACCCAAGAAACTTAGGTAAAATGGACCTTGTTAATTTTACCGAAACACAACACAATGTTTTAGGTAGGTATTCTCCAAGTACGGGATTGGACCGTGGCCCACAGCGGAACACTTTGAAACTAAGAATGTTTTCGCAGCCAACATCGCACTCCATTATTCATGAATTAGGGCATCGTATGCACCATTCAATTGCTCTTGCGAATAACGAAGTTCCAGGTGCTCAAATTGAAGTTGACAATCAATATCGTGGTGCTAAACAATTTTACTCGCCTATTTCAGAAGGTATTGCCGAAGGCATTGCAGAGAGATACGGAAGTAGGTATTTAACCCTACCAAGGACATCGTATGCACCAAAAACTGAACCGAAATATCATTTTCAAAGCCCAAAACACGGAAGCCTAATAGACTATCGCCTTAATCCTTTACGCCTTGGAGATTTGCAGTGGGACGAGCGCGCTGGATATGGTGTCAATCATTACGCTTGGCAACATAATATTGACAGGGCCTTGCATTCTTTAGTTCGTCTTCATGTAGCCCTTAACGGAGAAGAAAGTATTAAAGACCTTCCTAACCTTGACCGAATTAATTGGGAACATCATTACATTCATGACACTCCCATAGGACCCGCTAAATATAATAAAACAAGTTACAATAGGGCTAAATATTTAGCAATAGGGAAATTGGTTTATGAAAATGAAAGTTTAAGAACCGTTTTTGATGGCGATGAACAGTTTAAAGGTCTCAAAAAGGTTACTGATGACGCCCTTGAACATTACAAAATTCATTTACAAAATTTAGCAATCGCTAATCAAACTCATTCTTCCGAAATTAAAAAATACCATAAAATATTTGACCCGTACCGTGTTTACAAACCTGGAAAGATTGGCTACAGCCAGGCAATTTCAGAAAATGAAATAAATCAACAAACACTTCCTGATATTTTAGAAAATCAACCTAAACGCAAAATTAAAAAAATTATAATTAATAAAAAGCATTTGTCAGAAACCGAGCGTGCACCGTTTACTTCAGAAGCCAAACGTGCACCTTTTACTTCATCTGATGATGATAACTTTTTGGGTTCTGGTGGTAGAATGATTTGGGACAACTATTAACAATTTTTATGAATTTGTTTAATACTTTCATTACAAGACCGCGCTACACGCCTGAGGAATTGGACGCTCGTCTTAAATTTGTAGTTGGTTGCATTCTTGGTTTGGTTTTGACCATTACAACTATTGGTGTTTTGTACGCCCTTGTATTTGTTACTCAACCAATCGGTGCTCAGGCTGAAAATGATAAAATGTTTTTTGGAGTGCTTTCCTCAGTGGCAACTTTTATTACAGGAACTCTTGCAGGTTTGATGATTTCTACTGGGCGCAACAAAGAAGAACCTGTAAGTAAGGATGTTTCTGATGCCTGACCTTAATTATGAACAATTTTTGATTGAAAATCCTTCTAAAATTGATAAACAAGAAATAATTAATGAAATTAATAAACTTCCTAAACAATTGGTACAAAGAACCAAAATTCCCCTTATTGTGCTTTACGACTTGTGGGATTAAGAAAACATTTCATATATAACGACTTTGATGCTTGGGCATTGACGTCCCCAGAAGATTCTTGGGTTTTTGACAAACTTTATGTAGCACGAATGGCTGGGTTGCTCTGTGGGCCTCGCGGAGCGCCTGTGCCCAAGCCTGGAAATTACATAGTGCGCCCAATAACAAATTTATCTGGGTCTGGATTACATGCTAGAAAAATGTATTTTTCTGACCACACGTTTGATATTCAACCTGGAGAATTTTGGTCTGAATTTTTAGAAGGGGAACATCTCAGCATTGATTACCAAAATGGGTTTCCAACTCTTTCAGTTCGCGGCATTAGGGCAAACAACGAGGATTTTACACATTGGCAAAAATGGGAAAAATGCGAAAAATACCAAATGCCTCCAACGTTTGTTTTACCATTGTTAAAACGTTATCCCATTGTAAATTGTGAATACATTGATAAAAAATTAATTGAAATTCATTTACGAGGAAATCCAGATTTTATTTATGGCAATAGTGAGATGATTCCTGTGTGGGAGGGTCAAAATATTGTTGCATCAGATGGTTGGACATTTGTACCAGAAAACATTTTGTTATCTAAAGACCCTGATTACAATTGCATATGGGATTCAGCACGGCCACTTCGCATTGGAATGCTCGTTAGATAATTGTGCCCCTGGCTGGATTTGAACCAGCGTGTCACCGCTACGGTTTCAACACCTTATAAGGGTGGGCCGATACAGGGGCTTAGTGCGAATGATGGGATTTGAACCCATACTAAAGCGATTTTAAGTCGCCTGCCTCTGCCGTTGGGCTACATTCGCAAATAGTGTAAACTAGAGTATATGACCAACAGATTTTCTGACGACGATTCATCCTCTACTGAACAGGCTAATGCTGCAACAAGTGGCCGCATGAAAAGTAAAGGCTCATCTGTACTAAACGATAATGAAAGGCGTATGGATACGCGAAGCGGTAAGATTGGTTTGTCTCTTATTATTGCATCTTACGATTGGGAAAAAAACCACTTTTGTCAGCACGAACGCTGCCGCCAATGGCGTGAAAAGGGTATGGAATTATTAGGAATACCGAAGGGCGCGGAATCTAACATTAATATTGATGCTATTTCCAGAGCCATTGGTACCAGCGATGCGTTGACTGCGAGAAATACAGCAGAACAGGCTTCAATTAACCATATTAAAATAATGATTGGTGTTTCTAAATCTATACATGCTTCGCAAACCCCTGCGTCCACTCGCCGCATTCAGGCAGACGAAATCTTTAAAAGATTGAGGAAAGATAAATAATTACAATTTATTTATTCATGTAGTTTAAAGATAATTTTATACCTTGCTCAAGTGAAATTTTAGGTGTGTAAAAACTAAGCATTTTTAGTGGATTGCATACGCGATACTGCACACCTTCTGGCGCGCCAATGATTCTTTCAAATTTTGGATTGTAATTGGCCAATTTTGAAACCATTTCTGCCAAATCATTAAAAGAACAAGGAATACCAGTTCCAAGATTTATTGGACCTTGTATGTCATTTTTTACTGCTTCAAGAGTTGCAGCGACAACATCGCTGATATGTATAAAATCTCTAACTTGGTTTCCAGTTCCCCAAATTTTAAATGGGTTTTCTTTTTTTGCTCCGCGTTCAATAAACGAAGGAAATGGGTAATCAAGAGATTGGTCTTCCCCATATCCAGAAAATGGACGAAATACATAAACTCGTAAACCCTTATTTTCCGCGTGCTTGGCAAGCATTTCGCCAGTTAATTTTGCCCAACCGTACGTTAGGTCAGGGGATTGAATGTCATCAAGGTCAATATCGCTTTCTACTAGTTTATGAGTTGACCCATGGCCTTGTAATTTAATTGGGTAGGCAGCAGATGATGAGTAATATATAATTTTGGCAGGCTTAGTCCTAAGTGCCCATTGAAACAGTTCGGCATCAATTGCAAGGTCAACGGCCACTGAAAGTGGTGCGCCCTCAATTGTTGCCCGACCACCAACAATTGCGGCAAGGTGAATTACTAAATCAAAGTAAGTATTGTCGGTTGCAAAAAATTGCCTAGCGTCTGTTCCATTTTTAATATCTATTCCAACAATATTGTGTTTAACAAGCGCCGCTTTAAAATGCGTTCCAACAAATCCTGCATCACCAGTGATTAAAATTTTCATTTGTAAACTTTCATATCGTGTCCACGAGTTTCAATAGGGCCAACAGCAATTGGAAAATGGTGGGCTAGACAATCCTGGCGCACATACGTTGGAATTTTTAGATAATGCAAAGCATCGTGATGAAAACAAGGGTCATCAGACATGTTTTTATCTAAATCCCATCTCCACCTAATTTTAGAAAATACCTCACGAGAAATAAAAATTGCAGCGGCGGAAGCCATTGCGTCCATCACAGGAAATGGGTATTTGTCCACCAAAGGTCCGCGCAAACCATACGTAGTAATGTATGGAGCACAAAGAGGATGGTCTATTTCTAACATGCGTGGAATAATGTCGTTTGGCGGCATGGTGTCCGCTGCCAGAAATAACATGTGCGTACAGGCAGGATTTGACATTGCAAAGTCATTTACTAAATTTTGACCAACGGTTATGTGACGAATGCGATTTTTGGTGGTTACTTCGGTACGACCATCGTCAAGGGAGTATGTCCAAAAAGTTCCACCAATTGCGTTGAGGCGTTCAATAAATGGACCAAATGGCTCCAACCCTCGCGCGTCCGTTTGGATGGCTGCAAAGTATTGCAAACCAGTCCAATTACCAAATTTTTGATATTCCTCGTTTACCTGCTCAGCATTTTTCATCCAAGAACCCCAATGGTCGGGGTTATCCATTACAAATGCGTGTATTGTTGTTCCAATTGTAATCATTTTAAACCGTCCTTTAAATAGGGTAAACTTGAGTATAATGCTAGTTACCTACCCAATACACACCATTTCCATGGCTGATGCCATAGAAAATGCTAAACGCATGGCAATGGCAAATGGTTATAAAGTATTTTATCTTGTCAAAATAGTCAAAGTTGGAAATGGTGTTTGGGACGTTACTATGAGGTTACAGCCCTAATGGAAGAAATTGAATCTCCTACTCCAAGTGGTCCTGATGAGCCAGTAGAACTGTACGCAAGCGACCTAGGTCTTCACATGATGGATGAAACTGGGATTACCCCAATTAATCCAATAAGCGGGGAAGGTTTATTTTATCGCTTTCGCCTTACTCATCCCAAAAGTGGTCGTCAAGTGCACGGTGCAGCAATTGGTAAAAAAAACTTACAGTTCCGACGAGAAGAGGCAGAGCGAAACGGTTGGCTATTTGAGTCACTGGATGAAAATGGAAAATAATCTTAAAGTTGCTGATACTAGCGAGCAATGCGTTCGCTGTGGGTGTAAGATGGAGCCTGAGCATGCTCACTACAAATGCACGAATTGCGGTTGTCGGGATGGCTGTTGTGAAGGAATTTACTAATGGGTCTTAACCATCTTAACTGGGACCAGCATCGTCTTACTGAACGCATGGTTCATGGTGTAGATATGCCTAAGGACATGAGAGAAATTCTTATGCGTGCTGTGCAAGGTGGGCATCCCATGATTCTCCAAAAAACGGCAAAAAACCATACAGTGGTTCATATCAAGGACGATGGAAGTGTTGTGTCGGCAGGTACTGGGGGCAGGGGACGTGGAAATAAAAATTTTGAGTCCCAATTACGCCGCAATCTTCGCTCAGTGGGAGCGGATATGCCTCGTAAAGGCGAATCTATGAAACAATTCATAAAACGGAGACAACCTAAGGAAAATCCGACAGAACAACCAGAAAATCCGACAGAACAACCAGAGGTGAGCGACCCCACCGATAACTCCTAAACAGTTTATGATACACTGTATTTTGAGCGACGTTTGTAATTTGCGCGAAACGTCTCACGGAGCGGGTTGTCTGCGGACGACCCGCTTCTGTGTCTGTGAAGTATAGATGATGCGTGTTCCTGCACCAGTCGCTTCTGCATCAACAAGTTCGTCAGGCAGAGGGAAACGGTAGTGAACAAATATTTAAACGAGTTATCTAATCTTTCGTGGACTTTAGTTGGGTTTGCATTAAGTTCCCAAAATTCTGATTCTGAATAATCAGGTAAAATTAAGCAATGCCAAACGTCGTTAATTACAAATTAACTCGCGGCCTTCCCTGGGAAAGGTATGTTTGTGTAAAAAGCCGACGCACCCATTGGCGTCTCAATGTGTCAAATCCCAATGCCTACATACAAGTCACAGACAATTACAAAAAAGAAATAACCAGTGAAATAACTTCTGAGGGTATTATTAAGTTATCTCTTACAAAAGAGGAAACTGTTGACCTTCCCGAAGGAAACCTGCTGTACGACGTGTGGGCCACGGTCCAAACGCATGTTGATTCTGAAGTTTATCAACCCGTTACAAGAGGTACAATTAATGTTGAAACTTACGCCAACGTTGCCCCATCGGATGATGTAGACACTATGGAACTTCGCTTTACCCAACGAACTGATTTCCGTCGCATCTTTACTTTAGAAGACGACGATGGCGACATTCAAGAAATTACTGATGCTTACATGCAAGCAAAAGACTCGTCTGATACGACAGTGTTGGACATTCGTTGGTACGCCTCCGCGCCAGAAGAAGACACAGTTATTGCGTTAAGCCCAGCAAATCGTCGTGGTTATATTGCTCCATCTACTGGAGCATCTTTTGAACTGCACATTTCTAATGCCAATACTGTGGCTGCAGGAACTTATGACTTTGATATTTTTGTTAAAGACACGGCAGATGATTGGACAGTTCCCATTAAAGGAACTATTGTTGTGGAAGAGGCGATTTCTTCGCCGCCAGCATGACTACTGTACGTGTTAGAGCGGTACGACCTACCACCAAAACCGTTAAAGTTGCACAAGTTGGGCCAGCGGGTCCAACGGGTCCAACGGGTCCAACAGGAAGTTCTGCGGCCAACGCGACGTACACACACACTCAATCGTCTTCTTCAACAACCTGGACGGTTGTTCATAATTTGGGATATTTTCCAGGGGGTGTTTCAGTTGTTGATAGTGGAGGTACAAAAGTGTACGGAGATGTTACTCACACCAACAACAACTCGCTTGTGATAACATTTTCGTCAGCGTTTGGCGGAAAAGCATATATTTCTTAAATAGGAGTTACTGTGCCTCTTTTTCTTAATAATGTTGACCTAAACAAGAATGAACTTCGCAATGCGAAGATTCAAAACCTTTCCTCCGACCCCGCAACTCCGACTGCTGGTCAAATTTATTTTAACACTTCGTCCAATGTTTTCAAGATTTACAACGGCTCTGCCTGGAAAACAATCGCTATTGGCGCACAGACCCTTGAAACTTCTTCTAACGTCACGTTCAATGACCTTACGGTTAGCGGTGATTTAACGGTTCAGGGCAGCACGACAACCCTTAACACGGCAACTTTAACGGTTGAAGACAACATTGTTGTTCTTAACAGCAATGTGACTGGTGCCCCCGCTACCAACGCTGGTATTGAGGTTGAGCGTGGAGATTCCACCAATGTCGCTCTCAGGTGGAACGAAACTACAGACACTTGGCAAATCACAAACGATGGGGATACATACAACGATATTGCGACTACCGCCGATATTGATGAAGTCGCTATTGACTCACTTGACGACATTGGTGACGTAACCATCTCCAGTGCGTCTTCGGGTCAGTTCCTCAAATGGAACGGCTCGGCGTGGGTTAATGATGCAATTGATTTAGGTACAGATACTGTAGGTAACTACGTTTCTGACGTTACCGCTGGAACGGGAATTACTGTTACCCACTCGCCATCTGAGGGTTCGTCGCCTACCGTTGCCATTTCCAATGCTTACACTGGTCAAAACACCATTACGACGCTTGGCACCATTACCACTGGTACGTGGAACGGTTCTACTCTCGGTCTTGCGTACGGTGGTACTGGCGCCACTTCTGCCGCTGCTGCGCGCGTTACTCTAGGTGCAAGCGCATCCAGCGCCAGTGCAACACTTCCCCAAAAGTTAGCGTTTGATATTGGCGACGGCTCGGCAACCGCCTTTGTTCTCACTCACAGTTTTAATACTCGTGACGTGACCGTGCAAGTTGCAGAAAAATCCTCTCCTTATGCAATCGTGCTTGCTGACGTGGAACTTACCTCAGTCAATACTGTTACGGTTTCGTTTGCTACTGCTCCTACCAACAATCAGTACCGAGCAGTCGTTATTGGTTAACAATGCCTCGTATAGTCGGCACGCTCCTCATTCAAAACACTCAGGTTTTGACACAAGGTAATGAACTTGCATCTGGTGCCAATACGGGAATCGTCATCCCTACGGGAATTGACGGTGGACAGGTTAGAGGCATTGCAGAAGCAAATATTGAACAATTTCAAGATTATTCAATTGATGGTGGGACGGTGAGTTAAGTGGCACTAATTCAACTACGACGAGGTACGGCGGCGGCTTGGGCTTCCGAGAACCCAACCCTTGAGGCTGGTGAACTTGGCCTAGAAACAGATACTGGCAAAACCAAAGTTGGTACTGGAGAAATTGCTTGGAACAGCCTTACGTATAACTATGTTACGTATGCTCAAGTAGATGTTGCTGGTGCGACTAACGGTCAAACCTTAGTCCACAACGGTACAAAATTTGTTCCTGGTGCGGCTACTACAACCCTTGACACCCTTACGGACGTCACCGCCCCATCACCCTCATCTGGAGATTTCCTCAAATACAACGGCAGTGCATGGGTCAATGACCCAATCAACCTCGGCACCGACACAACTGGTGACTATGTTCAAAGTTTAACCGCTGGAACTGGTGTATCGCTTTCTGGTAACAGTGGTGAGGGTGCGACCCCCACAATCGCCATTGGCCAAGCCGTTGCAACTAATTCAAATGTCACATTTAATGATGTAACTGTTTCGGGAAATCTTACCGTTAGCGGAACAACTACTACGATTAGCACTGAAACTGTCACTATAAATGACAACATTTTAGTACTTAATAACAACGCTACTGGTGCCCCTAGCGAAAACGCTGGCATTGAGGTTGAGCGTGGAAGTTCAACAAATGTCGTCATTCGCTGGAATGAATCAACTGACAAGTGGCAATTTACCAACGATGGCAGTATTTATAATGACATTGGAAGCGGCCCAAGCGAAACTGTGCTAGACGGGGGCACCGCAACTACGCTACAATTCTTTGTGATGGGTGCAGTAGACGCTGGAGGAGTGTAAATGGCTGTTCAAATTCAATTTAGGCGTGGCACCGCCGCATCGTGGACTGCGGCCAATACCGTTCTTGCCGAAGGCGAACTTGGTCTTGAGACAGATACCGCGCTTTTTAAGATTGGAGACGGCACGACGGCGTGGACATCGTTGGGATACGGCGGCTTTGATGGCACTGCCTCTCTTTCCCAAATTGGAATTAGCGGTGGCACCGACATTGGTGCCGCACTTGCGGACACCGACGAAATCGCTGTTTATGATGACAGCGCTTCAACAAATAAAAAAGCAGACGTTTCAAGAATAAAGACGTATGTGTTTAGCGCGGTTGATGCGGTAGGTGACCTGCTCGTTGGCACCGCCGCCGACACGGTTGGCCGACTTGCAATCGGAACTAACGGCTATTTCCTAAAGTCTGATGGCAGCACTCCTGTTTGGGCCGCTATTCCGACTATTAATACCCTTGATGACGTTGGCGATGTAACTCTCACATCAAGCACCTCGGGCGATTTTCTTAAGTGGAATGGTTCTGCGTGGGTTAACGACCCAATCAATCTCGGAACCGACACAACTGGTAACTACATGGCAGATGTTTCTGCAGGCACTGGGATTTCAGTTTCCCACACTGCTGGTGAAGGTTCTACGGCTACAGTTACTATTAATGCAACGCTAGATAACCTTAACGATGTCACGATTACGTCAGCCTCTAATTCGCAACTATTACAGTACAATGGGGCGGCGTGGGTCAATGCTACAGTTAGCACCACTCCCACATGGGACGACGACCAAAACATCCTTGCCAATAGGGTTTTTTAATCTGGTATACTCAGGATAGGAGTAATTGACAATGGCAACATTTTACAAATTAGCACTGCAACCTGCAGGTACAACAGGTGATGGTCTTGGCATCCTTGTTGCTGCGACGTCTTCAACAGGAACGTCAATTCACACCGCCTCTACCACCACATCAACGATTGATGAAGTTTGGCTGTACGCATACAACAACCATTCGTCAGACATTTTGCTTACAATTGAGTTTGGCGGAACTACGGCTCCAAAAGACGTAATCAAACAAACAGTGATTAGTCAGGCTGGGCTTGTTTTAGTTGTCCCTGGTTTAGTTGTTCAAGGTAATGCAACAGCAAAAGTTGTTCGTGCTTTTGCTGCTACTGCTAACCAAATTTCTATCTTTGGATACGTTAACCGCATTTCGTAAAAATGAAAAATCTTGCTCGTTGGCGTGTGGGACAGCACATAATTGAAGGTTCCCTCTCGCACACACAGTTAGTTGACACAGGAATAATTAACAATGTGGTTGATGGTCACCTCGTTCCAAAGGTGACTGGGGGTACTGAGAGTTTTGATGTAAGGGGCGGCATTAAATATAAAACACACTTTTTTACTAGTGGTGGTACATTAACTGTTTCTGGAAATCCGCGTGCATTTGCGGTTGTTTCGGTACGCGGTGGCGGCGGCGGTGGCGCATACCGCTGGCAATGGGGCGAACCAGGCGGCAGCGGCGGTGCAGGCGGGCTTGGAAGTGGTTTACGAACCCTGCCGAACGGGGGAAATAGTATTTCCATTGGTGGCGGAGGGAGTTGCTCCTGCGGTCCAGGCGGTACGGGCGGTACGGGCGGCACATCATCCGCGTTGGGCATTAGTTCCTCGGGCGGTACGGGAGGCCAATGGACACAAGGCCCTCCCTTTGGGCCAACTGGAAGCCCAGGCTCGCCATCGGTCAGTGGCGGAGTGACGCTTACAATTTCTAGCGGAACTTGGGCGACAGTTGACAGCGGTAATTATATTGATAACTCCGACAAGGGTTCTGGCTACGGC